TTGATTCGGTTGCTTGCCTTCAGGACTTGTACTTAGATCACCTTGCTTAACTTTAGCTTTGGGGTCAAATTTCATTTCCATAATGTTTCCTATATTTTTATTTTCTTAATGTGTATTACGTTTTTTGTTGGGATAGTAGTATAACCACCACCTGTTTTTATTGTATAGCTATCTTCAAATATAAAATCTGCCATAACAACAGTTGTTTTAGAATTTTGTTCTACCAACCATCCAAAGCTACAGCATATAGCTGTCTTTGATTTTTTTATATCTGGTATGTCAGACCATTCACAAGATCCGACAATATCTTCCCAGTATACTATTGCTAGTGCATAGGGAAAATTCTTTTTATCTATAGTAGGTAGTTTAATTTTTTTCATTTATCCTTTAACTAATATCCAAATATTCTATCTGAGGGGACAAATTCTGATTTATCTCTGCTACCATATAACTTATTAGCATAACTAGTATGCATCGGTCTACTTGTACATCCGTATCTTAATGCATCGTAGGCGTGATCTTCTGTATGTGTGTTAATATCTTCAATATTATTATCATCTAAAGGTAATATTGGAAGAGTCCTAATTAAATTCCTGCAAGTAGAAAAGAATCTTAATCCTGGTTCCTTTCCCTTATCATCAGTAAACTTAAATCTTTTATGTATTTCAAGCTTACCATTAATTCTACTTCGAGGTGTTCTGTCTGATGGTCTCCAACGACATCCAGCTTGAATCATCGTTTCTGCTATGCTTGGACCCACATCTCCTCTCTTTGCCCACGTACTAGCGTCTAAGACCCCGTAGCGTATGTACTCTCCTTGCTCTAGCTCTAGGACTTTCTTTGCGAAAATATCTGCTGTAATCTTTTTGGTATACAACTCTCGATAAACCCATAGATTATTATCATAATCAATAGCAAACCATAAACAACAGGCAGGAGAACTATAGCCCCAATCCGCAGCACGAAATCTCTGCCAGCCTTTAGGTATTTCAAATGGTTCGACAATGTGTATATCTTTCCTAAATTCTGGGAATGCTGAATCTTCAAATGCATCCCAGTCTCCATCTAAAAATTGTTTCTTTTGTATTTCAGGTAATGACGCTAGCATTGCATAGTAGTCATCAGTCTGCATTAAGTAAGGGTTATCTTGTAACTTAGCGGGTATAAACCTTCTTGTAATAACTTTAGTTCCTACAGGTGTATCTACTTTAATATCAAAGGTTGTATTAGGTACTGCTGGGTTAACAAACATTTCTCTAACCCATTGAGACCCAATATTTCCTGGATTGCCTGTAGCCCTTAAGTATACAGGTATTGTAGGATCAACTGATCTAAGTGACGATCTTAAAAAATTATAAATATCTGGCGAAGGATATTGTGGAAGTTCGTCTATTCCTATCCATGTGTAAGATTGACCTTGGTAACGTAAAGCATCTGTCATGTTCTCTGCGTAACCGAATTCTATCTTTGCTCCTGATGGGAATCTCCACTCTTTTTCTTGCTCTCTCCATTTTGCTCCTGGGAACGCTTGGCTGTATAATCGTTGAGAATGATTTATTATATCTCTCAACTCAGGCATCGTTCTTCTAAGTAAAAGTGCTCTATGTCCTGCCTTATGGCAATACCTTAAGGGATCTATAAGCATGGCGTATGATTTACCACCGCCTCTAGCCCCACCGTAGAATACTTCTCGTTCTGGTGCTGCAAGGAAATCTGTTTGAGGACCTTTGTTAGGTTTAAAGATTACCTTCTGTGAACCAATATGATCTTGAATATTCTTGGGTGCACTGTCAATAACATCTTGTGTTATTAGTTGTTGTTCTTTACCATCTAATGTTTTGTCTATTGTTTTAAATTTAGTCTTAACATTATCGGCATGTTGTTTTGCTGATCTTAATGTTTGTTCAGCTGCTGCAACTTTCTTTCTACTTCTTGTTAATATCTCTTTAGCTGATTGCTTGGCTTTCTGTCTTACTGTCTTTAATTTTCTTGGCTTCGGAGGTGCTATCTCTGGTAATTCTTTTTTTAAGTCCGACATATGATATGTAACGTTGTGCTTTTGTGGTTAACCATTTAGCTACTTCTCTGTATGAACAAGTTTTTAAATAGTTCTTAGCTTCTTCTAAGGCTAGTAGTTCTTCTTCTATTGGCTCAATATACTTTGGGTCTTCTGCTAGTTTGTACCCGAAGGGAATAACTCTAGACTTTCTTGGGATCTTCTTTGTTTCCATATAAATTATCTTTTGCAGGTAATACAAATATTCCGTGTAATGCTTTTACATTAATATCCATGTGCTCTTTCTTTACAATACCAATTCTATCTAATATCTGTTTAGCAGCTTCCATTCTAATGTTAGCATGTGGAGTTGTACCATCTTCTTCTAACATCTCTACTATTTTAGTAGCGGCTTTAGCTGAGTGTATTGCTAAGTAGTTCTCAGCTCTTGATACTATTTCAGTTTTTAAACTTCTTACTACTTTTGGGTAAGAATGTTCTGAGTAACCTGCCAACTCTCCCGCTCTTCTGGGGTTGCCTCTTGCTTCTCCGAACAGTGCGTCCAGAAACTTCTCCTGCGAAGCAGTTAAATTTTTTTTTGAATTTGTTAAAATTGTCTCTTGAGTCGTTGGTGTAGTAGAATCCATGTCTGGCATTTATTAATTCCATTATCTCTTTAAATGAGATATCTTTAGTTAAGTTAGTAGTTAGATTAGGCAACTAGTATATCTTCAATGTCTGCATCGGAAGGTATCTCTGGTTCCATTGGTTTAATAGAAGCCTCTGGCATATTAGGTTTAATAATACTCTCTAAGTCTAACGGATTTATTTCTTTTTCAGTCTGTACTTGTGGCTGTATCTGTGGTATCTTCACAGGGGGAATATTCATACTCATATCATCAGGGCTTTTGATTAACCCACTAAAATTATTAGTGTAGTTATCAATAACCTGTGATAAATTTTCTGGTTCGCTGTCTATCTTTGCGAAGTTATTATCAATAGGTACGGATCCTGCACCTGATTTTAAATAACTTGGTATATTTGCTTCGAATTTAGCCATAAGTTTGTAATTTTGTAGGGAATCCTAGGGTATTCCCAATTTGGGTACAGTTTAGTGATGACCGTGTGTGAGCGTATAGCTCGATAGTGTTGTGTGTCCTTTTAAAGTGTACCTGATTCTAGTATACACACGAATATCACTTTTGTCAAGTACTAATTTAGATTATTTATAGGGGTGTGACATTTTGACTACACATTAGCATTGACAAAAGTGTAACTGTGATGTATAATAGTATTAACAATACTCAGGGGGGGTTTTATACATATAGTATCCATAAATATCCATACCCCCTAGGGAACACCCTAGCACCTAGCCACGAGATTTACAGAATAATAACCCCCAGTATCTAGCCACAAGGTGGTTAACAGGGGAACTGGGTGATTTTAGGTTGAGTCTGTATATATAGTATGTACTACCCCCCGTGGCTACCCGTGTACCTTCCGTTGATCGAGTAAAATTTATATAGGTATTAGAAAAAATACTACCTAGAATTATATAAGTATAATCATGTAGTGATTACGAGGGAAATTCTAGGGCTTACCCTAGTAATTTCCCGAGATCAAATTTTGATATTAACCTTGTTATCGCTTGGGGGAAACTTAGGTGTGTTAAATTTTTGTACCTATAACTCTCCCTGATAACTACTCTGATATTATACCGAGTATTAACCTAGCATTATGCAATTATTACATAGCTGTTATTTAGCTTAATTAAGGGGCTATTGCTAAGGCTTGTTTGACCCTTAGAGCTGCCCGAGTGTTAGGTTTTGGGGTTGGGTTATGCGTTATTGCATAGCTACTATTTATATTACACCCAAAAAAAAACCCTCATGATTTCTCACAAGGGTTTTAATTTAAAGCTTAAGATTTATAGATTTGATACAAATTTAATTACATCGCCACCATTTAAAATATCAATAGGTGTGTTTTTAACTCTTGGATTAAATTCAACCTTGTGAAGTTTAACCTGTGGAAATTGTGAGTTAAAATTATCAGCATTAATAAAGCCTAATACATCAGCGTGAATATCCAACAATGTTTGCTGTGCATTTTTAGTATTAGAGTTTGCAATCAATTCTAAAGATTTAATGATGACTGAATAAAGTTCGTCAATCTCATTGTTTAATCTTTTAATTGCAGGTGTACCCTCTTTAGCTTGGGTTAGCGTAGTGATCGCACCAATAACGCCCTTGTCCGTGTCTGTTAGGCTTTGCATAGCTTTAGCAAACGGACTTACTTCTGCGTTTATAACATTATCGCTGTGTACCTTTTTAGGTGTAAAGAATTTTTTAGATATTTCTAAAATTCCTTTGTCACCTCTGAAAGTGCAATAATATTGTTTTCCCTGTTCCTTATCTGAAAACAAACTTTTAACTAAATTATGTCTGAAAACTTGCTCACTTCCAGATAAATTTTTAAAGTTAAAAATATTCCAATCCAAACAAATTTCAACTGGGATTTTTACATTTTCAGTTTCAATAAGCATTTTATCAAGGTCTAACCATTTTCTGTTTGCTAATCCAAATAAAACAACAGGACTGATTTGTTCCAATGCTTTATATTCATAACTAAAATCAGTTTTAAAATTTAAAAGATTTTGACCTAGTGATGCAATTAAAACTTTATCATTGAAAGTTGAAAAGTCTTTCGCAATTAACGTTTTTCGTTCTCCTGATACATCAAATAAAATTGATTTAAGCGTTTTATCGTTTGCTTTTTCATCAAAATATTTTGAAACATCTAACTGATTATCTTCATACATTTTCATAAAATTCTTGAAAATATACAACATTTTACCATTTGCTTTTATTTCACTATTTGCAACTTCTTGCACCATAGCCCACGTTTTACTTGAAGTATCATTTTTTATTGATACCTCTTTTTTTATCTCAACTGCTTTATTTATTAAGTTAGTCATATTTCCTTTGTGTTATTTGTTAATTTAAACTTCCTTGTTATAACATTTTTTACTAACAACTGTCAAATTTTATTTGAAGTTATCCACACACCCACAAGTTGCAATAGGTGTGATAATTACGCAACACACTTGTGATAAATATACAACAACAGATCTAACTATGTTCATGCTTTGTTCTTTAAGCTTAAAAGAACATTATGAGAACATATTTACGTGTAATTCTGTTCATGCTTTGTTCTATTCAACTAAAACGTGTACAACTCTTACACGAAAAAAAATTAATATATTATTTCAGAAGACACTAGAAACATTGGCATGGGTAGAAATAAATATATTTTTTTAGAAGACACTAGAAACATTGGCATACAGCTTGACACCCCCTAATATGTGAAATAAGATGAATATATATGAATAAAGAATGTAACAGTCGAAAGGAGAAAACATTTATGACTATTTTATATACTTTATTTTTGGCGATACCATTTATCATACTTGTGGTATTGCCAATTATAACGTTAGTACAAAATTTAGTATTCTAATAAATTTTACCCTATCATGTGAATAGCATTGGTAGGGTTTTTTATTGCCCAGACTATTTGACACAGAGATTACCCTATGGTATTATGTATACATATCAAACAAACACAAAGGAGATAACAATGGCAGAA